CAGAGCAGGCCGCAGCGCCCCCGCCCACCAGCGGGGGCGCTGTCACTTCCACTCGATCCGCAACCCCTCCGGGTCCCAGTACCCACCACCCGGCTGCCGCCCGGTCCGCGCCGGCAGGATCGTCACCGACACCAGGTACGCCACGACCGCCCGCCGCCGCGACAGATCCAACGCGTTCCAAGCTGCGTCCACGTCGTCGACGCCGACCAGCCCCGCGACGGGGTTCACGGTCACCGCCCTGGCAAGCAGGCTCTCAGCGCCCGCCAGGCGTCCTCTCGCAGCCTCGGCCGCCACCTGGTAGGACCGCATGTCCAACGTGCCGGAGCCGAGCGCAGAGGCCAGCTCATCCAGCGTGGCGCGCGCCTCCCGCATCTCCTTCTGCGCACCCCGCACGTCGACCGGGTCCTCCCGCGTGGCCAGCAACTCGGCTGCGTCAGGCTGGGACAGCCGGTCCAGGATGGCCAGCTGCACCGCGTCGTCGACGAGGTCCCGACGTCGCGACAGGTGCTTGCGGTGTCGGCAGGTGTACGCCCCCCAGTAGTGGGTGGGCGAGCCCGGGTTCGTCGTGTTCGACGTGGCCGCGCCCATGGTGGTGCCGTCGGCGCAGACCCCACAGAGGTACAGGCCGGAGCCGAGGTATTTGCGTTCGTTGCCGGGGGTGAGGCGCCGGGACGGGTCGGTGAGGATCGCGCACACGGACCGCCACGTCGCCTCGTCCAGCGGGGCGGGCCACAGGGCCTTGCCGACCTCCTGCCCGCGGTGCTGGACGATGCCCGCGTTGCGGGGGCGCAGAAGCATGCCGCGTACCTCCGGGCCCTTCCACTCGGCGCCAGTGCTGGTCGGGATCTCACGGGCCACCCAGCCCGCGGCAAGGGACCGCAGCGAGGCCCCGGCCAGGATGGATTGCGCGGCCTCCCGGATGAGGTCGAACTCAAAGTCGATGGGTGTCATGCCGTCGGCTTCCCACCCGAAGGGGCGACGCCCACCGAAGTGCTGACCCTTCGCGGCCATCTCGTCGCGCTTGCGACGCTGCCGTTCCACCATCCGCTCGACCTCGTACCGGGCCTGGACACCGAGCTGCCGGGCGATCATCCTGCCGGTTGCGGTGGTGAGGTCCAGGTGCCCGGCCTTGACGGTGCGGGTTTCGATGCGGAGGGGTTCGCATACGTCGATGTACTCCTCCAGCTCGGCCGGGGAGCGGTGCAGCCGGTCGGTGTGCCAGGCCAGGACGGTGGCTGCGCGCCGGTCTCGCAGGTCCTGGAGCATCTGCCGGTATCCGGGGCGCGGCTTGCCGCTGTAGGCGCTCAGGTCGTTGTCCTCGTACACCTCGACGACGTGCAGGCCGAGCTGTTCGGCGAGCTGCTCGCAGTCCTCGCGCTGGCGGCCGACGCCAAGGCCGGCGCCTTCCCGGTCGGAGCTGATGCGGCAGTAGATGACGGCGGCGGTGGGGCTCATGCCCACAGCCTGGCACTTTAGGTGTGTCTTTCACAGGGGTTTGCTAGTGCGGTCCCACGAAAAAGGCACCCTTACGGGTGCCTTTCTCATCGTGCGTGCGGCGTCAGTCCTGGGGGTGGCCGCTAGGGGTTTCGCTCGTGTCTGGCCGGAGCCACCGGCCTGATCGGGTGGCGTGCCCGAAGTGGTCGTTGAACTCCGCCATGAGCTCCTCGCTCATCTCGCCCGGCCGTACGCAGTAGACCGTCGCATTGTCGATCTCAACCTCGACCATGGACCGGCCGGCAGGGACAAGCTCACTGAACTGCATTCGTGCCGTGACGTTCGCCGGCGTGTGTGTCGTTGCTGTCTCAGCCATCAAAACCCCCACTTGGCGTGGCCTGCCCGTCGTTCGATCGTACGTTCGATCGGCGCCGGAAACAGGCAGGTTACCGAACCCTCACGCCCCCCAGGCGGACAGTAATAGTTACATCTCGACAAGTTTTTGACTACAGCGCGCACGTGCGAACTACTGTGCGTACGGGTCATGGCCAAGGCATATGCCAACTACTGGGTAAACGTGTCCAGCAACCGCATCAGCTGTTCCCTCTGCTCCGCCGTCATCCGGTCGGCCCGCTCAACAAGGGCGCGCGCATCACCGGACGCAGACCACACCACATCGATACCGAAAAACTGCGCGCCGGCCGCGTCCTGCACGCGGCCGAGCGGCACGTCGAGGCCCACGGCCAGACCTCGGAGCGCGGGCAAGTCGGGCGCCTGGACAGGGAGATAGGTCGCCAGCCGGTGGAGCCATGACGATTTCACGGTCTGTTCCCCGGTTTCGGGGTCCACGCAGCGGGCGCCCAGCCTCTCGTAACTGAGGTCGAGTTCGGCCTTGCGTGCTCGCACCAGGTCCGCGAGCTGGTATCGCGCGTCCTCCTGGGGCGCACGTTCTTCAGCAGCCATGAGGCTCATCCTGCCACTCCGTGTCATGTCATGGGCTGTGGGGTGTCCATGTGACCAGTGATACGTGAGGCACATCCCCCCTGGTAGCGCACAGTCTGCCATCCATCGCGCTGGACAGAGTGTCCACGCAATGGCACGGAGTGCGCCAGGGCGCATTGAGGTTTTGGCGCAAAGGAAACACCACACCCAAGACGCTGGACGATCCGTCCAAGCTGTGCAATGCTTCATCCATCCAAGCAATGCAATGACCTACTGCACGAGGTGGATGTGGCTACTCACGCCCCCCTGTACAAACTCGTCCGTCCCGAGGTTCTCCGGACGCTGATGGAGCGCACCGGAACCGGCGCATCGGTGAGCGTGCGAGAACTCGCAAACATCACCCGCGTCCCGCGCAGCACGATCGGCGCACTCCTCACCGGAGTGCAGCAGGCAGTACAGGAACCCTGGGCCCGCGCCATCGCCGAGGCGATCGGCGTGGACCTCCTCGTCCTCTTCGCACCGGTCGGCAGGAGCATCACCCTCGCCGCCGTTCCCGACGCGGACACGGCATGACCACCCCGCCGTTCGACAGGGCCGCAGCGATGCGGCGCCTCGGACCCGCAGGGGTGGACGCGGTCCGCCGCAGCGTGGCCGCCGCTCCGCCTCTTCGCACCGAGCAGCGCGAGCAGCTCCGTGCGGTCTTCGTCTCGGCCCGTATCACGGCCGGGCACAGCAGGCCGGCACAGAACGCAGCCTGACGCACCACGGGGCCGCCCCGGACGGCAATCCGGATGCGACCCCTCGGCACCCTCTTCAACCCAAGAAATCGAGGACACCGTGACTGTGAATCTTATCCGTCCCACGGACTTGCCTGCCGGTCACCGGCGCACGGTCCATGTGGACATCACCATCCCCCGCCCGACGTGCCTGGCCGGCACGTTCCGTGCGGCGGCCCGGGTGCTCGCCGCGAACGGCCTGTACCAGGGGGGCGACTACTTCCCGAACGCGCTGAGCGACGTGCACACCCCGTTCGCTTCGCGTCCGCTGTCGGTCGTGGCGGCGCTGCGGTGCGCGGTGGAGGGTGACCCGCGTTCGTACTCGCTGCTGGCTGACGAGGCGCTGATGGTGCTGGCGCTGCGGCTGGAGGTTGACGGCGAGGGCCCGGAGTACATGGACCTGTTCGGTCTGGAGGACCACGTCGACTCCTGGGGGGACGCCGAGGGGCGGACCACGGAGAGCGCGGTTGCGGTGCTGTACGCGGCGGCTGACGCGTCCGAGGTGGCGGCGTGAACGCCCGCCGGGTGAACGCGGCGGCCGGGGTGATCCTTGCCGCGCAGAAGACGAAGCAGACGGCGGCGGGTATCGCGGTGTCGCTGGAGTCGGCGTGCCTGTTGCAGTCGCCGGAGTCGGCGGCCGAGCTGGTTCGGCTGCGTGCCCGGGTCGCCGAGCTGGAGGCGTTGACCCCGGCCCGGTTCCAGGACTGCCAGGTGTGCGGCACCGGCTACGAGTACGGCAAACCCTGCTCGTTCTGCGAGTTCAAGAAGCGGGTCGCCGCAGAGGTCGCCGCCACCCCGGCACCGCGTGATCTGCGTCCGGGTGCTGAGGCGGCCCGTCGGATGATCCGCGACCGGCAGACCACCGAGGACCCGCACGACTCCCCCCTCCACCACACCTACGCGGAAGGCCGCGACCTGCCGCCGTTCCCCGGGGCGTGCGAGGCGTGCGGCGACACCGACGCCCAGTGGTGCCCGGACTGCGCCGCCTGCCAGCGGGGCTGCTTCGGCGGGTTCAACGGCAACGACTGCACCCACTCGAACGCCCCGTGGCGGGTGACCTCGTGACCGTCTGCGCCTGGCTGCTCCTCTTCGCCGCGTTCTGCGCCCTGTTCCTCGCCCTGGAAATCCTGCTCGGAGGCACCAATGCCCGATGACCAGAAGCCCGTCACCGGGCCCATCCCCGTCGGGGTGGACGTCACCCCGACCGCCGTCGTCCTCGACATGGCCGCCCTCCGCGACCTCATCGTCGGCGACGTCATCGAAGCCCTCCTCGACCCGGCCGACACCGGGCTCTGGGACCGGCTCCACGAGCTCGCCGACACCGAGCGCGCCCCGCAGGAGGGACGCCTCCTCACCGAGGGACTGACGGCTGACCTGGCCGACCGCTGCTCGTCCCGCGTACCGCTGACCGTCCCCCGCGCCCGGGACCTAGCCACCACCCTGCGGATGCTCGCCGACCGGCTGACCATCCCCCGCCAGCAGGACGGCCGGTGGGCCGCATGACCGGCCGCTGCCCCGTGTGCAAGCACACGTTCGAGGACTGCACCTGCACCGGAGCCACCCGATGAGCCCCCGCGGCTGGGCCTGGTCCCTCGGCCTCGTCACCCCGTTCTGGGCTGGCGTCATCCTCCTCGCCCTTCGGGAGTCCATGTGATCGCCACCGGGAATGACCCGTACAGCCAGGTATTGGCCGAGCGCATCGGGGAGTTCATCCTCGACGCGGACCGGAACGCCGGCCGTAGCCAGCAGAAGGCCATCGGCCCGTCCGAGGTGGGTGAGCCGTGCGAGCGGCAGCTCTCGTACAAGATGCTCGACTGGCCCGAGACCAACGACTCTCGTGACCCGATCGCGGCGATCATCGGCACCGGGTTCCACATGTGGATGGCCGAGAAGTTCGAAGCGAAGCAGACCGTGCTCGCCGACGGAACGTCCCGCTACCGCATCGAGGAACGCGTCACCGTCCGCGACAGCCCGATAGAGGCCGCGCGGCTCGGCGGTAGCTCCGACCTGTACGACCGGCTTGCCCAGCTCAACTACGACTGGAAGCTCGTCGGCACCAGCAGCCACGACAAGTACCGGCGGCAGGGACCTGGCGACAAGTACCGCATCCAGGCCCACCTCTACGGGCTCGGCCAGGAGAACGCCGGCCAGCCCCCGGCCCGGGTCGCCGTGGTGTTCGTCGCCCGCTACCACGAGCTGAAGGTCCACGTCTGGTCCGAGCCCTACGACCGGACCGTCGCCGAGCAGGCCCTCGCCCGACTGGACCGTATCCGGGCCCGGGTCATGACCCTCGACCCCGAGGCCAACCCGGAGCAGTGGGCCGCCATTCCCACCCCGGACAAGCCGAACTGCCGGTTCTGCCCCTGGCTCAAGCCGGGCAGCACCGACCTGGCCACCGGCTGCCCCGGGGCCGCGCCCTCGGCCAACGCCGGGGCCTCCCTTCAGGCACTCATCGCCTGACCACAGACCCCCGCTGCTCCATGCAGCGGTGCCACACCAGCCGCAACGAGCAACCAGCTCGAAGCAACCAGCCAAGGAGCACATCGTGACCGTTCCCACCCAGCACCAGGCCCCTTCCGCCGACGACTTCCTCATGGGCGGCGGCATCACCTCGGCAAAGTTCCCCGTCATCGGCACCACCGTCGGCGGCCGGATCACCGAGCGGCCCACCGTCGAGCAGCAGAAGGACTTCACCACCGGTGAGCCCAAGTTCTGGGACGACGGGAAGCCCCAGATGCAGCTGGTCGTCACCCTCGCCACCAACGAGATCGACCCGTCCAACCCGGACGACGACGGGGCCCGCCGCGTCTACGTCAAGGGCCAGATGAAGAACGCCGTCGCCCAAGCGGTGCGCACCGCCGGTGCCCGGGGCCTGGAGGTCGGCGCGTTGAACCGGGGG